GGCGAGCTCGTGATCATGGCCTGGATGCGGTCGCGGCTGTTGTCGCGGGCGGTGAGCCGGTCCGGGTAGACGTAGAGGACCGGGCCGGGGTCGCGGTCGATCGCGAAGCCGATGCAGTTGTTGACGGCCTCGGATTTTCCGGTCTGGGGGGCGGCGCAGATGATGACGGTCTGGACGGACTCGAAAAACGAGGCGTCCATGACGCCGGCGAGGTAGGGCGTGACGTCGTTCTTCCAGGGGCCGGGGATGGCCGACATGGTAACGAAGCGGTGCCGCTCGCACCACTCCGAGACCGGGATCCGCCTGCGCTTGCGCAGCACCTTGCGGTCGGCCGCCGAGAAGCCGCCGCGGATCTCGATGCGGCCGTCGGCCGCGCGCAGGCCGGCCAGGGCCGCGGCTAACTCGGGCGTAAGCCAGGCGGGTGATGTGACGCTGTAGCTCTGGACCGCGGGGGTAAGCATCGTCAGCGTCTCCGCGCCCTTTTTCTCAAGAGTTCGTCCAACAAGATTCCAGAATCTCCACCCACTAAAAGCGCCTTCACCTCCTGGTCAGAGATTTGTCCCAGCTCAAGCAGATGAAGTGCTGTGAAAATCGTGATCGCTGGCTGACGCGATGCCTTCACGATAAAATCTTTTCCGGCGGTATCCAGCCATTGTTCTATCGCATGGCCTACGCGCTCCTCCACCATCTGAAGCAGAGACTCGATAATCCTGTTCATAGTGGAATGCGCTTCGCCTGCAAGTGCCTTCAGATCCCGATGAACAGCCTCAAACAGAATGACCTGATTGCGCTTATCCGCCATCTAAGTCTTCCTCCTTGCTCTCCAGGATGGCGGCCTGGAAGGTGCGGGTGTTGGCGAACTCGTTTAGCTGCGCGTCCAGGAGATCGCGGAACCAGCGCCGCACAGCCGCCGCGCGGTGGTGCGGGTCGGCGAGGGGTGCGATTGCCTCTAAAAGCTCAGCCGCGCGCGTGTCGATGGCGTGCTTGAGGCCGGCCTCGAAGACCGCGGCGCGGCCGGCGATCTCCATATAGACCTGCTCGCGCAGCATGTAGCGGCCCTCCTGCACGTCGTTCTTGCGCTTGCGCTCGCGGTACTCCTCCTCCAGCTTGGCGATCTCGAGGCCGAGCTTCCTGGCCTGGAGGTCGGCGGCGGCGGCCGCGCCGAGCTGCTCCGGCTTTTCCAGGCCGACGCGCTTGACATAGCGGTCGAGGTCGCGCTCGAAGACCGAGCCGTCCTTCTGCAGGCGCAGGAAGCCGGCCTTGGCGTCCTCGTAGAGCTTGCTCTTCTTGATCTTGTAGCCCTGGGCCTGCAGATGCGCGAGGGCCTCGATGCGGTTGCGGAAGACGCGCTGGTCGGGCTCCTCCGGCCGGGTGAAGGCCTCCAGCGCCCGCTTGGCGCGCTCGAAGCTGGCGACGTTGTTGGCGCTGGGCTCGTCCAGCATGGCCTTCTTGGCCGACTCCTTGGCGGTCAGAAGCGCCGTGAGGTCGGTCTGGTCGGACTGCTGGATGAGCTCGGCGAGCTGGGCCGCGTCCATGTCAATCCTTCACGAAATCCTCGGCGGCGCGGATGGCCCGGCCCAGGCCGGCTTCGAGCGCGCGGCGGTCATCGGCCGGCAGGACCCCGGTGCGCGTGTGGAAGGCGTAGAACTTCTTGCTCCAGGCGAGCAGCTCGGTGAAGACGCACCGGCCGGGGCCGATGGGGTCGCCCAGCTCCGGCCGGGTGCGCAGGCCGGCGGGCGGCGCGGCCGGTGATTGGGGCTCGAAGCAATGGCGCTTCATGGGGCGGTCTCCTTTCTCCCGCCGTGCTTGCGGGTCCAGATGCGCAGCGCCTCCTGGAGCGTATGGCCCGCGAAGCGCGCGCAGTAGTTGAGCCGGAAGCCGCCGGGGTCCGCGATGCGCTTGTGCAGCTTGAAGACGCCCCGGTACTTCTGGCTCGAGGGGTGGGCCGAAAAGGCCGTGGTGCCGACATAAGCGAAGTCCTCGGCGAAGTGGCGATCGAGGAGCTGCTTGACCTCGGAGGAGAGCAGGCAGAGCAGCACGAGCTTGGAAAGGCGCGGGGCCTCGCTCGGCACGGCGAGGTCGCTCATGAGATAGATCATGGGCGGCGGCGCGGCGGCGCCCTCCAGCTTCCACTGGAAGGTCGAGCGCGCGAAGTCGGCCTTGCCGAAGATCCGGCCGTCGAGCAGGAAGGCGAGCGACTCGTTCACCCCGCCGGCGAAGGAGTCCACGCGGGAGGAAAGGAACAGCTCGTTCATGCGCAGGCTCTGCGCCGTGCTGATGCGTGCCAGGCCCAGGCGCTCGCGGCCGGTGGGCCGAAAGGATGGCGGCAGGAAGGGGCCGACCGGCGCGCTCTTGACCGTCTGGCGCAGCACGATCCGCGGCCGCTCGGCGCGGGTGATGATGCGCAGCGTGCTCTTGCCTTGGAGCACGGCCGTCGGCGGGCCGAGGATCGCGCAGACCTCCGGCATGTCCTTGTAGAGCACCACGGCGTAGTCGGCGAACTTGGCGATCAGCCGGTAGATGTCGAGATCCTTGTCGACCATGACGCGGAAGGGCGGCGGATCCCACTCGAGAACCGCCTGCAGCACCTTCTCCAGGCGCTCGTAGCCGGCCTTGTAGGTCGGCGGCGCGGTGATGACGGTGTGCTCCGGCGCGGCCTCCTGCAGGACCTCGAAACCGTCGCGGGCCTGGTAGCCGACGCCGGCCAGGTGGGCCTTGTAGGCCGCGAGCTTTGCGCGGGTGCGCTCCATCAGCGCCGGCCAGCTGCGGCGGTAGTGCTCGACCTGGCGCGCCTGGAAGGGGTTTTTCATCTGCCAGACCCGGCCGAGGTCGAGCAGCAGCGCCACGCTGGCGGCGGTGTCGATGGGGCTCTCCAGGCGCATGAGCTCGGCCAGGTGCGCCGGGGCGTCCGGCCGCAGCCGGACCGCGATGGGCCGGTCGGTGAGGTAGGCGCCGAGCGCGCTGGTGTAGAGGCTCACGTCGCAGGCGGTGATCGGGCCGGCGTAGCCCGCCGAGCGCAGGACCGAGGGGATGGTGAAGTTTCCGGCGCAGACGTTGATCACCGGGTGCGCGATGCGCGGCGCCCAGGTGGCGAAAACGCGGCGGACCTCGGTGGGCAGCGATCCGATGAAGCCCATCAGCCGGCCCTCCTCTCGTAGCGGGCGCGCAGCCGGTCGAACAGGCGGCGGGGGATGGGGCCGCAGGTATAGTTGAGGTCCATGTAGGCGACGAAGTAGTCGAACAGCCGGTCCGGCTGGACGCGGCCGTGGGCCTGCATGAATTGCTCGAAGACTTCGTCCTGGACCAGGCGGGCGGATGGAATGCTGCGGGTGCCTGCAATCGGCATCGTTTCAGCCCTCCTCCCCCGGCTGGCGCACGGCGTCGCCGCCGGCCAGGTGGGCCGTGACGATCTCCAGGATCTTGACCATCGCCATGGAGCCGTTTTTGATGTTCTTCCTGGCCTTGACGTTCTGGACGAGCTGGAAGAAGTCCTGGAACTGCTCGAACGGGAACACGAAAGTCTCGTCGGCGTGGATCCGCGCAAGCTCTTCCATCACCTGCTCCAGCAGGTCGCGCTCGTACTCGGTGAAGGCGAAGGCGAGGCTCTTGGTGGCGACCGAGGGCGCGGAGAAGGAGACCAGCTTCACGTCCTCAATCTCTTTCATGTTCGCGCTCGAAAGCCCGGCGTAGAGCTTGGTGTTGATGTCCTCGATCTGCGACCACAGACGGCCGAGGATCCCGGCGTCGTCCTGGCCGACGAGCGCGTTGTGGGAGAGCTGGATCGCGATCTGCTGCGAGCGCGAGAGGTCCTCGGTGATCGTGAGCACCAGGATCACCGCGATCCCGGCCTCGATCGCGGCCTTGACGCGGTGGTTGCCGGAGAGGATGATTTTCTGGCCGGCATGGGGGTCCGCGTAGCACAGCGGCATGGAGGACAGCCGGCGGTCGGCCGCGACGTTGGCGACGAGCTGCCGGAAGGTCTCTTTCTTGAAGTAGCGCGCGTTCTCCTTGAGCAGCTCCAGGCGGTGCGGGTCCACGAGCTCAAGGCGCGCGTTGTCGCCGTAGAGCAGGCGGCTCGTCTCAGCCAGGGCCGCGTTGTGCGCGGCGAGGTCGGGGGGCGGCTCGGGTGTGGGTGTTGGAATGGTCTGCGTCTTCTTACCTGGCATTATCTAAGCCTCCTTTGGGGATGATATTCTCGGCGGTGATCACCCGCCGGGGATGCTCCAGGATGTAGTCGATCACGCCGGAGCCGAAATAGACGAGCTCCGATATTTCGCCGAGGGCCTGCCAGTTGGCCGTGGACCAGCCCTCGGGGTAGAGCAGCTTGACCCGGCGGGTGGTGTGGTAGATGCGCACCTCCGGGTTCTCCCGCAGCAGGCCGGCCAGGCGCTCGATGGGGCCGGCGTCGGCCGGCGCGGCCGGATGCGCCGGAGGCTCCGGGGACGCCGCCGGCCGCCGGCCCTGCGAAGCGGATTTTCGCGCCGCCTGTCCTAAAGTCCAGCCTTCCGGCAGGCCCGCCGCCACCCAGGCGCGGATGTCCACGCCGGCCTTGAAGGCGTCGCCGGGGTCCTTGCCCTGGGGGGCCGGCCAATGCCGGGCCTGGGGGTAGCGCGAAGTCCACCATTGCACGGCATCCTCGCCGGTCTTGTCGAAGTCGAGCGCGACCAGGATCACCGCCGCCGCATCGAGGAGCGCGGCCGCGCGGCCGTCGGGCTTGGTCTTGGCCGCGCCCAGGGCCACCGTGCGGATCAGATCGCCGGCCTGGTGGCCGACCATGACGGCGTCGAGCTCGGCCTCGATGACCATCGCCGCGCGCTTGACCTCGCCCCGCACCATCGTCTGCATCGTGGAGCATGGGAGCACGTAGTAGCGCGGCAGCTCGTCGTCCTGCTCGCGCCGGATCCGGACGCGGACCACCTGGCCGGCCTCGCGGTGCGGGATGACGATCCCGCGCGGGATCCAGACGGACTTCTTCTTCTCGACCGGCGGCAGGCCCCAGGCCTCGCGCGGCCGGAAGATGTCCTTGCCGTTCTCGCCGGGGTTGTAGCCCAGGCCGGCGGCCGCGACCGCCGCGGCGGGGATCCCGCGGCCGGCCAGGTAGGCGAGCTGCCCGGGGTTGGCGGCGAGCTGCTCCTGGCTCCACTTGACGAAGGCGGCCGCCTTCTCCAGCCACTTCTCCGGCGGGCGGGCGGCAGGCTCGCCAAGCGCCTGCGGCGGCTGGGCCTGGTGCGGCTTGGGCCGGCGCGGGGCGCTGTAGGCGGCCGTGCGCTTGTTGACCGTTTCGCGGCCGATCCGCTGGCAGGCCTGCGAATAGGACAGGTTCTCGAAGTCCATGAAGAACTGGATGAGGTCGCCGGCCTTGTCGCACTGGCGGCACCAGTAGGTGCCGCCCTGCTTCTGCTCCGGCCAGGCGTGGAAGCGGTCCGTGCCGCCGCAGCCGGGGCATGGGCTGTGATATTCGCCGCCCTCGCGGGCCGAGGCCTTGCGCGGGGCAAGGCCGCGCTGCTGGAGCTCGGTCAGGATGTCGGTCGCCACGGGGCTCTCCTCTGGACCATTGGGCCATCCGCGGACCATCGTTCGAACGATTCTCCAGCCCGCAACCGGCCGTCTTTCCTGGGACGGCGGCCGGCTCTGGACCATTGGACCATTTTGCGAGGTTTTCTTCTTTCCTTTATTTTTTTCATACTCCCCAATATTTCTTATATTTTTACCCTGTTTTTATGGTCTAAAGGTCCAAAATAAATAATAAGAGATTAAAATGACTATGTTTTCTGCTTGGACCATTGAATTTTCGATCCTCCCTTACCCTCCCCTATGGTCCGCCGCGCCAAGGTCCAAAAGGCCGATGCCCTCATAAATCACCGTCCCCTCCTTTTTCTTCTCGAACTTGACCGACATCAATTTTCCCCATTTCTTTTGGCTCATTGCGTGCATCTTGCTCACGTTCGTTTCGTACCATTGGCGGAAGTTGTCGAACAAATCCGAGGAGCCGGTCTTGACGCCCGGGTGCAGGTAGCAGCGGTCGTCAATCCAGTCCTGAATGCGGTCCTCGTTGCGCCGGTAGGCGGCCGTAGCGGCCTTGACGGCCGGCGGCGGGGCCAGGCCCTGCTCCTGGTAGGCGAGGCAGCCGCGCACGAGCCAGGCGAGAATCCCCGGATACTCGGCGGCGAGCTTGAGGCGGAGATCCGGATCGGCCGGGCGCTCGTTTTCGGCGCGGGGCTCGCGGCGCACGAAGCTGACCTGGAACTCAATCAGGAGCACCCGCTCCCAGAAGGCGAAGTCGTCGCTGGGGGCGTTGGGCCGGTTGTTGGTCATCAAAAAAAGCGTGTGCGTGGGCCGGAAGGTGGTCTCGTACTTGTCGTGGGGGTGCCGGCCGACCAGGGTGTCGCCGCCTGAAAGCCACTTCACTTTCGAGGGCGAGAAGCGCCGGTTCTCGTCGGACTCCGAGGCGAAGGCGAGGCGCAGGCCCCGGAGGGCCATGACATCCGGCGAGGGGCCGGAGGAGGACTTGGCGCGGCCCTGGTCGAGGAGGAGCTCGGATTGGATCGGGGAGGCCAGCTCGCCCAGGACGCTGTGGAGGACCTCCAGGATCGTGCCCTTGCCGTTGCGGCCCTGGCCCCAGAAGACCGGCAGGATGTGCTCGCGGACCTCGCCGATCAGCGCATAGCCGAGGAGGCGCTGCACGAAGGCGACCATGTCGGCGTTGCCAAGAAAAATGTCGTCGATGGATTTTTCCCAATCCGGACAGGCATCCTTGATTCCCTTGAACTCGATGGGCGAGGCCTTGAGCAACAGCTCGGAGGGGCGGCCGGAGCGCAGCTCGCCGGTGCGGAGGTCTATCACGCCGTTCTGGCAGGGGAGGAGATAGGGCTGCTTGTCGAACTCGTCGCCGACCAGGGCCAAGGAGTTATCCTCGTTTGTGTGCGACATGCGCAGGCAGGCGTTGCGGCCGCGGTCGGAGCGGAGGCGTTTGATGCGTCCCATGTAGGCCTCACGCTTTTTCTGGAGGAGTGCGGTCGGCCTTTCCTGCTTCTTGAGCTCTTCGATGAGCCGGTCGATCTCATCGACCTCCTGCAGGTAGCACTCGGCCACCTTCTCCACCTGGACGCTGGAGCGCTCCAGGATGTCGCGCTCCCAATGCTGGCCATTCCAGATGAACCACTCCTTCGCGCTCTTGGAGTAGATGAAGTGGTCCTCGCACAGGAACGCGAACAGGCAGCCGTCGCCGAGTTCGTTGGCGTGTAGGCAGCGCTCGACGAACTTGGGCGGCAGCTCACGCTTGCCGTTTTTCTTGGGGTCGGCGGCGGCCCTGGCCTGGGCCTCGGCCACCCTAGCCTCGACTTGTTTTTTAATGTCGTCGCTCACAGGTAGCCCTCAATTCCGAGATTCCATTCCGCCAAAAATTCCTAGCACGCACTTCGACCGGGGTAGCCGAAACCGTGTGGCGGGGGTGGCTCGCGGAGGACCCACGACACTTCGCACTCACTTCGGACCTTGGAATGACTCTCTCGGAAGCCGGGGGAGCGGGGGCGGGGAAAAGCGTGACCTTTGACCGAAAAGGATTGAATCATCTTGACCATCCAAGGGGCTCCGCAGCTGGTGCATCCTTCCGCTCCGTTCCGTTCGCACGAAATGACAAGGGCCACCTTGCGGTGGCCTTGATGTCGTCGATCTCAACCATCACCAGGCCGCAATTCATGCGCCACCTAAAAGAGCAACGCCACGATCAAAAAGAAGATCAGTCCCAGCGCGAGAACCACCACGCTGAGTATGCCCTCGGCGATGTCGCCCAGGGTCGGGCTGTCGTCGTCAAAACGGGTTTTCATTATGTATATTTTTATACTTTGTTTGCATTTTTTGTTTGACTATTGTGCATAATTGTGCGTATAGTCTCCCTGACGCGCGAGGCCATGTCATCGCGCCTTATGCGCGCATAACGGCGACAGCTTTCGGGGGGAAGCAACTTGTCGACCGTTTCCTCCAGCACAAGGAGGTCCTGGAGGACGGATTTACGGAAGGAGCGG